GCGAACGTGCAGACCAGCCGGTTCCCGTTCGACGCGGTCGCGTCCGCCGACGATGTGGTGTCCGTGCCGACAGTCATCGACTCGGCCTGCAACGCCAACGTCACGTTCGACGGGGTGCCGCGGCGCCGCACCCCGATGACGGCGCGACGGGACACCGTTGTCGCCGTGACCGGGGTGTGAATCTTGGCGGGGGTCTCCACGTCACCTTTGATGGTGCCGACGTCGAAGAACAGACCGTTCGACCCGGCCGCCGGGTCGTTGTTGACGGTCGCCGCGGTCTGAGGGTCTTCCCGCAGCCCGTACGCGAACGGCTCGGCCAATATCTCCACGTCGAAGAACCGTTTCCCATCCCGTCCGTGAAGCTCCTGGATGGACGACACATCGGAGCGGAAGGTGCGGAAGAACACCGGCGCCGTGGTGGCAGGCTGCCACTTCACAATGTTGGCTGGCCGGTTCAGCTCGCGTGCCAGCGTCTGCGTCTGCGTCGCCCCGGTGTCTGCGGTCGAACCGAGGAGGGCCAGCCGCATCCGCAGGACCCGGTTGTCGTACGCGGACGACGGGACGATCCCGCCGTCCGTCAGCAGTGTCTGCGCCACGGCGCGGCGAAGCGGCGGCGGCGGGAACTCCGTGCCGTCCGTCAACAGCTTCCACGTCACACCGTCGTTGAGGTCCAGGCGCACGTTCGGCGACGACGCAATGCTGTCAACGAACTGGCAGGTGTGCGCCATTCAGCCCGCCCTCGCCAACAGGTCCGCGCGGCGACCAGCGTCCACGGGCATGAGGACAAGCCCTTGGTTGCGTAGCTCGCGGACGAATTCCCGCGCCCACTGCCGGGCACTGTCACCGCCGCGGGCATCGTCACCACCGCGGGCGCCAGCCCGAGCCCGGCCGGGGATCACCGTCTCCGGGCCGCGCTCGCCGAACGTGTACGTCCGCCCCGACCGGCCAACCCCGAAGATGGGCTCGTTGATGGTGCCGCCCAGTGCGTAACCACCTGCCCGGTCCCACCCGCGCGGCGCGGACCCGTAACGGGCGTTCGCGTAGCGGATCGACGCGTAGATGTTGGCCAGCGGATCATAGATGCCTCGGGACCGCAGCGACCCCGCGTAGGCGTTGAACGTCGGACCGATCGTCTGCATCAGGCCGATCGACGGAGTACCCGCCCGGGCGTTGGAGTCCCACAGGTTGATCGCCCGCGGGTTCCCGCCCGACTCCTGGTTCATGCGGCGCAGCAGCGACCCGATCCACGAGGACGGGGAGCCAGCCAGGGCGAGTGCCTGCAATGCGACACCACGCCACCGCTCCACACCGGAGCCACCCCGGTAACCGGCGTTTCCGCCGGCTCCCAAACCCCCGAAGAACTCCTTCATGCTTCTGCTCAGGACAGCTCCCGCCGTGCGGGCAAGGCTGTGGGTGGCCGCACCCATGTATCGGGCGAACGCGCCCACAGCCGGATTCGCGTTGTCGCTCACGCGGGGGATCACGCCGCCCCCGGCGAACCCCGGCGCCCCGGAGTTGATCGCCTCCAGCAGCGGCCGGTTCTTCTGCGTCGCCCGCGCGTTGACCACGAACTCACCCGACGCGGCGCGGATCAGCATGTTGTCCCGGTCCGACGGGGGACCAGGCAGGATGCCGCCAGCAGCCCGCCGGGTATGCTCGGCGGCAAGGGACACCCGGTTCGCCCGCAGAATGTCGATGGCTGTCCGCGACATGGACGCGTTCAACTTCACGCCGACGGACTCGTCACTGATCCCGTCCAAGGCGCGGTTCACCCGGTCCTTGAACTTGTTGAACTCGGCAGCGGCGGTCTTCAGTTTCCCGCCGATCCCGGGCACCCACCCAAACGCCCGCGCGGCGCCGGAGAGGACAGTGCCGACCATGTCGAGGAACACTCGTGTGACGAACCGGACACCGGCCAGTACTACAGTCCTGATCATTGCCCAGCCTGCGGTGAACGCTCTGACAACTGCTCCGACCGCGCGGATCGTCCCACCGATGATCCCGATCAGCTTCCCGAGCGCCGCGAACAGCAGCGTCAACACCGGGCCGGCGATCTTCAGGAAGATCGGGTAAAGCTTCCCGATCAACCATGACACCAGGACCGCAATGACCGCGATCACACCACCGATGAACTTCGCCAGGCTGCGAAATGCGGGCATGTTCTCCTGCACCCGGTCCCAGAGTCCCCGCAGTGCGGGCAGCAGCCGCTCCCGCACCCAGTCGCCGAGAGCACGCACCGCAGGGGCCAAGTTGCGGCCCAGGATGCCCGCGAACTTGACGACAGCCGGCACCACTGTTCCCGTGATGAACCCGCCGAACCGTGAAACCACGTCACCCACGACCTGGAATGCCCGCTGCACGATACCCCGGAACGTTTCCGACCGTTTGTAGGCGACGGTCAGACCAGCGACCAGCGCAGCGAGGGCCACCACGACCAGCCCGATCGGGTTCACGGTCAGCAGCACGTTGACGACGGTCTGCACTGCCCGCCACGCCTTCAACGCGAGAACGATCCCGCCGATCGCGACCACGAACGGCCCGAAGAACTCGGTGTTACGGGCCACGAATCCAGCCATCGACTTCAGCGGCGGGACCACGCTGGTCTTGATGAAGTCGAACACCTTCCGGACGGTGACGCCGATCCGTTCCATCGCGCCGACGAACCCGTCCGAGGTGACATCACCCTCACGGAACGCGGCACCCAAAGCTCGAAACCCGAGCATGGTCTTGTCGAGCGCTTTCGGCAGGACCTGGCCGAGCCAGTCGGAGGCCTTGTTGATGATCGGCAACAGCGCCGTCCCCAGACGCTCCTTCAGATTCGCGACGATCACGCCGAGGCGTTGCATCGGGTCTGCGGCGGCCTTCGCCGCGCCGCCGACCTGAGACTCGACCTCCTTCATGATGATCCGCTGCGCGTCCAGCACATGACCGGACTCGACCAGCGTCTTGATCTGCTTCTTCTGCTGATCAGTGAACGTGACCCCTGCGCGGCCCAGCGCCGTGAGGCCTTTCAGCGGGTCGTTCAACGCCTTCCCGAGCATCTTCGACGCCGAATCCAACGACCCGAACCCTGCCGCCGACAGGTCCACCGCCGCCGCGGTGGCCCGATTGAAGATGTCGTTACCGCGACCAACCTCGTTGCGGACGTTCTTGAACGTCAGCAGCAGGTTCGCACCCGACTGGATCGCCTCATCGTCGATCGCGGTCTTGTTGGACAGCGACTCGGCGAGCGTCGACACCTGCGCAGCCGAGATCTTCGCCGCGCCACCGGTGGCCCTGATCACATTCTCGGTGATCCGGGTGACCTTCCCGGCCTCCCGCGCCTCAGCGATGACACCGCCGATACCGTCCTTGGCGAAGCTGACGACAGACTTGGCCGCAGAGAACATCGCCTGACCGATGAGCGACCCGACCGCGACCGTCTTCGTCCCCAGCCGGTCGAAGTCCTTGCTGGCCTGCTTGACCCCGCGGTCCTGATACTTGGTGAGGATGTTGAACGAGAGGCTCGCGTCAGCCACGGCTCGCCTCCTCGTCCATCTCCTCGACCATGTCCTCGTAGATCACCAGGATGTGCTCAGGAAGGTCAACCAGCGTTTGGAACGGGATGCGGGTGCGGATGCTCAGCCAGACGAGATGTCGGGTGCGGGTGCCGTACCAGTCGTAGGGTCCGCAGGCTCGTTCTCCACCGTTTCCACGTCGGCGATCAGATCAAGCCACGCCTCGTAATCGGCGGGCTCCATACCTGCTTTGTGCAGCGACGCCCACGCCAGATAGTAGGACGCCCGGACCGAGAACGCGTCCGTGATGCCCTGGAACTTTTCCTCCGTCATCACCTGCGCGCGTGGGGAGGCGACCGCCACCACTTCACGGCCGTCCACGTACGTAACCTTCAGTTTCACTGCCATCGCGTGTGCTCCTGACCTATCCTGACCGTGGAGTGAACAGCGAGGACGGCCCGGTCAGGGAAGCCGCCCCCGCTGGACCCTAAGAAACCAGCGGCCCCGCCTGCAGTCACAGACGGGGCCTCAGCCCCCAACCTGAACAGAACAGGTGAGGACCATGAACAAGCCTAGGACGATGCTCGCTCCCGCCGCATTGCTCGGTCTGATGCTCGCAGCGTGCGGCAGCGAAGGCGTCGGCTCAACGTCGACCCCCGCCGAACAGGCTGGCTGCACGACCACGCAATCGCAACAAACTGAGGAACTGTACGTGCGGGAGTTGCTGACCTGCGACTCGGATCTGCTCTACATCTTCGATAACAAGCAGGCGCGAGACAACTGGCAGGCCGTCGCCGAATCCGTCGGCAGTGTCGTATTGGATGAGGGCGACAACTGGCTCCGCGTCAAAAAGTGATCAGACTCGCCTAGCCAGTTCCCGCGCCGCATCATCCAGCACACGCACCAACTCGCGGCGCACCCGCGGCGCACCCCGCACCATCGGCTCCGAAAACCAGCCCGGCTCCACCCGCTGCAACACCGACCCGCGGTCGAACACCGGATGCCACACGGTGCCACGGTCCATGGCACGCAACTGCGGCATCCCCTTCGCCTGAATCGTGATTCCCGGGTTGCGACCGGCCCTGCGGCGGGTGGTCATCTTCGACTTGGCCACCCGCTCCGCGAGCCCGCCGCGCTGCGGCAACACCGTCGCCGCAGACCGTTTCGCGTCAGCCCGTAGCGGGATCGTCGCACGATTCAAACCCCGGTATACCTCACGCGACAACTCCTTGTCCCCCAGATCGCGGAGAGCGCGGGCCACGACACGCAACTTGTCCGCGCCCTCGATAGTGAGATCGACAGGCATCAGTTCACCTTGCGGCGTGGCATCGCCGCGAGTGGGCCAGTCCACCGATCCGATTTGACCGCATTACATGATCGGCATGCAGGCCGAATGTTAGCCAGAATGTGTAAACCGCCACGAGCGATGGGCTTCACATGATCAGCCTCCGTTGCCTCACCACCGCACATCCAGCAGCGGTCACCCCAATAAGCGAACTTCGCGGCAAGCTGATCCACAGTGATGACGACAATCGTGGCCGCATCCAACCGACTCTTGCGACGCCGATTGTTCTCCAGGACAGCCTGAACATTCCGGATGCGCCATGAAGCATTAGCTGCGCGCACTCGATCGGGATTATCGACCCGATACTGCGCGGTGCGCGCCTTAGCCTTCTCACGATGAATCTCACGGTAGGCCGCCTGGTATGCCTTGACAGAAGCCACGTTCCGTCGCGCATAGTTCTTGTTCCGTGCCCGAGAACATGCCGCGCAATCAGGGCGACGACCGTCCCATGTATTCGGGTCACGGTAGAACTGTTCTGGCGGAAACTTCGCTCCACATATGGTGCAGGCCTTGAGCCCATCCGAACGACGCGGCGCCCGAGGCGGATGTGGTTTACGAGGCAGTTTCACGGTCGGATCGCCATGCCTACGCCAGTGCTGGTAGTGAGCCCCGCACCAACCTTTAACAGCCGCGGACTCGATACATCCCTCAACGGAGCACGCTACGTATGGCTTAGGTTCGCGCTTCGGTCTGGGGTTAGGTCCGTCTAGTGGACGACCGTTGTACTGCCGATAGTAATGCTTCTTGCAGAGGCCCTTCGCGCAATTCGGGAGACCGCAACCCTCAGCACTGCACGATGGCGCGGAACCAGGGATACCCTTCGGCATGTCGACCTGCTCTCATCAGGTTGGCCATGCCCCGGGGGAGTTACCGCTCCCGCCGGGGTCTCCCTCCTAGTTTATCCTCACCCCACCTTGGCAATCGGCGTCGCCGCATTCCACGAGGCGCTCATCTCAACGGCCCCACCAACCGTGCCATTCAGGGATATGTCGGGCAGAATCGTCCCAAAGAAGTAGGGACCGGACGTTGAGGGAGTTTTCGGATAGAGGTAGAAAGGCCTCGCAACCCCGTCCTGGGCGGCCGTCAGCGACTGCGCCGTCGCGTCGTCGTAAAATCCGCTCCACTCGCCCGATGCGTCCGGTAAGCCCGCAACGTACACCTTCGTTCCGTCGCCGAACGCCGTGACCTCGGCCTTCTCAGTACTGAAGGAAATGGACCACGATGCCGCGAAGGGCAACGCTTGGGCTACGCCGCCGCTTGCAATGGCGAGGTAAATCTGCCCATTTCTGCCATGGATTCTCGCCAAGGCCCTACTCCTTTTCCAGTAGCCGCAGCAGCGCGGCTGCGTTGTTTCTGAACGTGCGGTCGGCGACCGCCTCGCGTGCCTTCCTTGCGAGCGTTTGACGCTCTACGGGCCGGTCAAGCCAGTACCGGACCAGCCAGGATGCTTCTTCGGGTGTCGTGAAGATCGGCAGCATCGACAGCAGGTTGTTGCCCTCGGGCCGGGAGTCCCTCAGGAAGAAGCAGCCTGTCGCTGCGAGTTCGACTTCTCGCGGCCCCATAGACCAGCCGGCGGCGCTGCCGTTGTCCTCAGTTTCCCGGCGGTACAGGTTGAGGCTGATCTTGCCGGATCGGTAGAGCTGCACCGCTTCAGTGTTGTCGCAGCACGCCTCGATGTCGTGCGCGACGTGTTTGCGTAGCGGCGAATTCTGGGGGAGCCGGTTCCAGTTCCCGGCGAGCGCGACATCGATACCGTCGAGGTTCATGCGTTCGAGGAACCGTATGCGGGACTCGAATCCGGTGCCGACGAAGCACAGGTCTGATGCGGCTTCGGGATCAGCGGGGCCGGGCTTGTGCAGGGTGGGCCGATAGGCGTGGGGCATGTACTCAGTGGGTGCGACGGCCCGGAACCGGTCGATGTTGACGGGGTCGTTGAGGAGGTTCAGGTCGGCGTGGGCGGCGACTTCGAGTTGCCGTTCGTCTTCATACGGGGATTCAGTGTGCAGGACAACGACTCGGGTGCCGGACAGTCGCGCCAGGTCGAACATTTTGACGGGCAGCAGGAACGCGGAGATGACGAACAGGATGTGGGGGCGGGCGGTGTACAGGTCCGAGTAGAGGCCGTCGGCCGCTACGGTGGCGACCTGTTCGGTGGGGAGGGCCTTGCGGAACTTGCCCTCATCGACGCGCATGTAGGCGTTGTCGAAGAAGGTCAGGCGGTCGTGCAGCGCGTATTCGATGACGGTCTGGTTGAGTTCGCGGAGGGCCTCGACCCAGCCGACGTAGCAGTCGTGGACGCTGAACTGTGGGCCAGGGTGTGCGACGAGCCATCTCACTCGTCGTCGGCGTCTTCCAGCTCGACAGCCTCGTCTGTCTCGTCGTCGGCATAGACCTTCTGCTCGGCGGCGGCGGCTTCCTCGGCGAGAACGTCCCTGTACACTCGCGCGTCACCCGGTACGGTCATGGGTTGCTCCTCCGCTTCTTGATGATCGCGAGGCCGTAGCGGTATTCGACGGATTCGACGTCCCCGTCCAACTGATCCAGGGTGTGCAGGAACGTCTTGGCCAGGTGGAGCATCGAGTTGTCGTAGCCCGCCCAGGTGTCGAATCCGACCATCCAGTCTTCGAGGACGTACCAGCCGCCGGGGGCGACGAGGGACCACAACAAATCCCACGTCCGCTTCGAGAGGTGGCCGTGGTGGGAGGCGTCATCAACGATCAGGTCGTAGGCGGGTGACAGGACAGCCAGGTAGGCGGGCAACTCTGCGTCGTCTTGTGACGCGATGACCTGGCGGGTGCCGTCGGGCCAACGTGCTTTCGGATCGTTGTCGACGCCGACGATGAGCCCGTCGGGGAACAGGGCCTGCCACATGCGCAGCGAGTCGCCGTGTTGGACGCCGACTTCGCAGACCCGGCCGGTCGTGCCGATCTGTGAGGCGAGACGCAGGTAGGTGGGGAGGTAGCCGTGTGTGGTGGCCTTGTCGGTGGTGAACCGGGTGGGGAACCGGGCTGCCGATTCCGGCTCTGGTGTCGCCTCGCTGGCGCCTTTGGTTCCGGTGGCGTACAGGTCGGCGGGCTCAAAGGCGTAGGTTACCTGCACGTCGTCGAGGTCGGCGAGCCAGTCCTGCAGGTCGTTGGGGAGGATGTTGGCGTAGTGCTCGCCGGGACGTAGCAGCATCCCGTCGTGCCCGGAGTGGGGTGCCCGGCCGGGTCCGGCGCAGGAGAGGACGAGGAGCCCGCCGGGGGCGAGGTAGGAGATGCAGGCTTTGACGACACCGGCCGGGTCGGGGGCGTGCTCGAGAACTTCGGCGCACAGCACCAGATCGGCGAGCTCGTCGGGAGTCCAGTCGCGGCAGTCTGCGACTACATCCACACCCGGGCCGGCCTCAAGGTCGAGGCAGGTATACTCGTCGCAGGTGAACAGGTCACGAAGCCCGCCGTTGACATCCCGTCCGCCCACCTCGACCACCCGATGGAAATGCCGGCCGGCAAGAACGGATGTGTGGAAGGCGCGGGCTTCGGGATGCATCAGCCGCCTCCCTTCCGTGCCACTATGAGCAGATGAGGGTCTGGGTAGTGGTCGCCGACTTCGGGATGACGGGCTCGTCTGTTGAGGCTGTGCTCAGCCATGAGCCAACGGTGGAGGAGTTGACGGCCATCGAAGGTGTCCAGCATGACGACCACGGCAGGGTGATCGCCTCAGGTCTGCGATCTGGGGTCAGCTATGGCGGACTCGACGTTCACGCGCACGACGTCGATGGCGAGCCCGCTGAATCCGAGTTGATCCATAGCGGGTGGCAAAGTGACTGACCCGGGAGAACCGTTCGACCTGAGCGGCATCGACGTGAGCCAAGACCCGGAGCATCACGCCATCGTCGAGCGGTTCATGGCCGGACTACCCGGCGGTGAGATGGAGCTCAAGGGTCGGATCGCTACGGACGCCGATTTCTGGATGGACGCCACCGGGCAAAGCCCGAACTGATCATCCCTGGTACGCCGTGTAGCGGTAGATGAAGACGCGGCGGACGTAGCAGCCGTTCGCGTTGCGGCCCTGGTGCAGGGTGATCGTGTCGATGCCGCCGACCGCGACGACACCGCCGAGGTTCTCGGTGGCCCGTAGCGCCGCCTCCACAGCGGCCATGGTTGTCTTGGATGCGGTCCGCCGCGCGGCCAGGTCGTCGTCCCCGGATTGGGAGATGACCGCGCAGGTGACGGTGCCCTCCTCGGCGCGGGACCCGAGCTCGAACGTGGACCAGTCCTGGTTGCTCGTGGCCGCAGGTTCGCCGACGGTTTCGACGGCCCCGTCGTCGCCGACGAGCACGAAATCAGTGTCGGCCGCTGAGGTGGACTCAAGCCCGTCGTACACGGGGACCGTTAGGGCCGTGTCCAGGGTACTGATGAGCGCTGTGATCACAGCGTCGACAGCGGAAACCTGCGCCATGTCTATGCCACCGCCGGGGCCTGCTTGTGAGGGGCAAGCAGCATTTTGGCGCGCCACAGGTACACGCCCATGCCGGGCATTTCCGCGACCTCGGCGCCGCCCTGCCACGGCACACCGGCGGCGCCGCGCTGCGTCTCCCACATGCCTTTGACGAGGATCAGCGCGGCCCCCGTCATCTCGTCAAGAATGACGACCCGCCCAATCACATATGTCCATAGGTAGGTGCCGGCCGGGAACCGGGTGTACCCGTCCTTGTATCGGACCTCCCCGGACGGGGGCACGTCCAGGTCCGGCACGGTGATAGCGGTGCCGCCGGTGGCGACGGGGGTGACGGTGGTGACACTGATGACGGGGGACTGGTTGAGCCAAACCGAAATACGCCCGTAGTCGTGGCGTTGCCGTTCCCCGGTGACGGTGCGGCGCATCACCGCGCCCACGCCGATGTCGGGATGGTTCTCGACGATGCCGGTGGCGGCGCCGATCCACCGCCGCAGCTCCTCGTCGTGCGTGGTCGTGGCGGCGGGGATGTTGAGATGCAGCTTCACGTCGGCGAGGGACACGATGTAGCTGGGGTCGGCTGGGCTGACGGTGAACTCGTCGGTCCAACGTTTCACCAGCGTCCCGAAGACACCGCCGGTCGCGGAGACCAGCACCTGATGCCGGCCCGCCTGAACGGTCAGATAGTCGAAGTTGTAGACGCCGGTGGACGAGTTGTTGACTGTCGGGCTGGCTGTGGTCAGGTCCGGGAGTGTGACCGTGGCGGTGACGGTGCCCGCGTTGGCGAGGACACCAGCAAGATCCCGGACCTCGTAGTTGGGGGATTGGTACGTCTCCCCGAAGTCGATCACCGTGGGGCACCTCCTCCGGTCAACGTCGGTGTGCCGCGGCTCGCAGCGGTGAGCGCGGTTAGAGCGCGCGCCACGGCGTCCATGGTCGGTGTGCTACGGGGAGCCAGGGTGAGGGTGCCGCCCTGCGAGCTGATGAA